TTTTAGGAGGGATGGTGATGGAGATAGAAAATGAGTGATGCGTTAGATGAGCAAGTGGGTGGCGACCACTACAAAGACCTAGCCATTCAGCCTTTTGAGTTCATAGAACTTAATAATCTCGGCTACGGCGCAGGGAATGTTGTGAAGTATATCTGTCGCTACAAAACCAAAGGTGGTGTTGATGACTTGAAAAAAGCTCGTCATTACATAGATTTACTTATCGAGGTAGAAGGATAGAATATTTATGGGAAAGGGAAGCAAGCAAAGACCAATGGACAAAAAGCGTTTTGATGAAGGATTTGACCGAATATTCGGTAAGAAGCCTAAAAAAAAGAGTTCTGTAAGAAGGAGTAATTGATATGGATTGTTGGCACTGCAATGAGGAACTTATCTGGGGTGGAGATCACGACCTTGAAGAAGGATATGGAGCATTGTCTGACGAATATTGCATTGTAACTAATCTTTCCTGCCCGGATTGCGGAAGTTTTGTTTTGGCTTACTACCCCAGAGATGAAGATAGTCAGGAAGATACCGTTTCAAAGCTAGATAATCATGTGGTTCCTGCTGAGAGATTGGAAAAACTTCGTCTGGTTAAATCTTATGACGAAAGCAAACAGGATAAAGAATGAAACTTACTGAGGAAAAGGAGTAATTGAAATGTGGAAAGAAGAATACAGCCGATTTGAAGGTCTAACAAAAGAAACTTATGATAAATATAGGTATGGATTAACGCATTCTGGCTATTTTATTTATAGGGACGAGGATGAGTACGGCATAGAAACACTGGAAATACTGTATCTCGATTGCGATGATGGCTGCATATTATTCTCTAGCGAGAATGATATATTTGGAGAGGAAGGTATGCAGATTAAACTTATTGGTTGTCAATTTGCAGATATTAGATCAAAAACTCTCGGAAAAATAACGAGAATTATTAGTAAATTTGTAGCCACTAGACAAAAAAGATATGAATTGTTGGCACTGTCAGCACTTAAATCACGATTTGCATCCCGTGACAAAGACAGTCATGAGGAAGAATAAAACTTATTAATATGTCGATGAAAGAATTTCAAAGGTCAACCCTTTAGGATTTTCTTTCACTCTGCCCCATCTCAAAATTGGGATGGCTTACCTATGCGGTTTATTTTGCGCAAGCCAAAATTAAACCCTCTGTACCCCGCGTCGTTGCTGGGGTCATCCAACTTTTCTGAATGAAATCAATAGCCTAAGTCATTGATTTAGGTGGCCGTGGTATAATAGGTATGTAGGTCAATGACTTACATCGTTCTTTAACAATAAGGTTACAAAAAAAGAAAAGCCCCGCGTGTTGCGAGGCTTAGATTTCGTGGGAGAAATCACATGAGTAAAATTTACCATTTCAGTCCGTTTACTGGGCAGATCACTTATTATTTTGATCAGCAGTCTAGTGACTCTAGTGAATATAGCACCAATGCAAAGGAAGCTAAAGAGGACTATAAAGCAGGTAACATCAAGGATGCAAATATAGCATTCAATCGACTACGCGCCTATGGTTGGGACGTAGGAAAAGCTCTGGCCTCATACAAAGAAGAAAGAACGTCTTTGTATATTAGTCGTCACTTCCCAGCGTTTTGTGAACCTACAGAGTAACCACTAAGCCTCGGTCTTTGGATCGGGGCTTTTTTTTAACTAAGAAGAAAGCGTGTAAACGCTTAGTTTCTCGATCTTGCCCTTGACCTCGATGGAGTCCAGGTACTCCACCATGCTTGGAACCGCTTGGGCAGTGGTCTCACCGATGAGGACATCCTGCTCGTACTTTCTTGAGCTGCTTTCGAGTCTAGCTGCTACGTTCACTGCATCACCAATAGCAGAATAGTCGAACCTGGTCTTCCCGCCCATGTTACCAATCACACAAGGGCCAGTATTGACTCCGATCCCAATGCCCAACCTCGGCAATCCTTCTGCTTCTATTTCTTTGTTCAGCTCTTCCAAAGCTATCAGCATCAAACCAGCACAAGCGACAGCCTTTTCTTCATGGTCTTCACAATCAACTGGTGCGCCCCAGAATGCCATCACGCAATCACCCATGTACTTGTCTATCGTGCCATCAAGGGACAGCACTACATCAGTCAGGGCAGATAACAGACGGTTGACCAAGGCAACTAAACCTTGAGGATCATTATTGTTTTTGAAATGCTCAGACATTGGCGTGAAGCCTACGATGTCACAAAACAGGAAACTCAGGGTCTTGGTATCCCCGCCGAGCTTCATCAGGCTAGGGTCATCCACTAACTGCTGAACCAGCTTGGGTGATACATACGTCCCGAACATGCCTTTGATCTGGAGCTTCTGCCGATACTCACTAATCATTCTCTGCCCAACACCCACTGAACCGATGGTCAAACTGGATAAAACAGGCCATGCGGCATCTATTAATACCCCGAATCGCAAATAACCCCAGACCGAGCCAGAGACCGTCAAAGCGCCGATAGCCAGAACCCCTACCTGAACAGTCAGGACAGGCAAGCGGATTACCACCAAGGCAGTACCCAACCCCAGCAGTAGGATTGCCAAGAACTCTCCACCTAAAGCCCAATCAGGACGCACTGGCGAAGATCCGGTTAGTAAGGTCTCGAACAGGGTGGCTTGAATCTCATGAGGGTACATCAGCCCCCTGGGGGTGGGAACCAACGGGGTAATACCAGCCGCAGTCACGCCGACAAACATGATAGTACCTTCTATGGGTTGCTGGGCAAAATTGGTTCCCCAGTCTATCCATACCCTCCCTGCTGCATCCGTGTTGATGGTATCGAAGCTAGGCACTCTGACCGCTTCTATGCCCGTCTGAGACCCCCTCACCTGATAGGATGGGTCTCCGGCTAGTCCACGCAAAACATCCAGCCCTAGAGCGGGGTACAGGCTCTCCCCAACTCTAATCACCATAGGCACACGCCGGACAAGCCCATCCACCTCTGGAGCCGTATTGACCACACCTGTACCGATAGCCGCTGCTTGCAGTGCAGCTACATTCGGCAGGATGCCAGGGTAATTGATGGCGTTCTCATTGACCTGACCCAGCGTGGCTACGCCTATGTGCCAGCCTTCCTGTCGATCTGTGTCGGCAGTGGCTACTGCTGAGAGGAACGTGGGAACTTGAGCCATGCTTTCGGCAAACTCAGTATCACCGCCAAATCGGTCTTTCTCTGGAAACAATACGGAGTAAACGACTGCTGCTGCCCCTGCATCCAGTAATGAGCGATTAAGTTCTGCAAGCTGCTGTCTGGGCCAAGGCCATTGACCACCTTTAACTAATGCATCCTCGTCTATGTTGTAGAGAGATATGTTCTGGCTCTGAACAGGCTCGTTAATCGTCAGTAACGCATCAAAATACTTGAGCCTCAGAGTCTCTATCGGCCACGGATCTATGACTCGAAATAGCAATAATCCTGCTAATAGAGCCAATAAAACTTTCAATGAACCTCAAACTCCCACCAATCAATAATAATCCCCCAGGGTATGACCATAGGAGTGTTAATTATGGATTTATCTTTTTGATAAAGATCGGTTGCTAAAATCAAGCAATCATCATTGTCTTTTGAGATGACGTAACCTACCGTTGAGCGAATAACAGGAACAAGCTCAGTAGCATCTTTCATTGAGACATCAGTTGTTCCAACCCACGCATCTTCCCAAATGACTTCAGCAATAGCAGGGCGATTACCATCAATCGGTTCTACCATTTAACTTTATCTGCCCAGAAAGCGGCTGACATCTTGCCCTTCTTGATATTTTTACCGTGTCTTGCTTTGAAAGATTTTCGTCTGGCCTTCTGCTTGGCAGACTCTCCGGCCTTGGGTTTGCCAGCCGTGGTAACGCCCTGTTGCCCGAAGCGTATCGTCTTAATCTTGTCGCCTTCCTTAGCCACAACGATATGACTCTTCTTAGCATGGCTAGGGGTACGCTTAGGCTTATTGAACCCAGCAACGCCAGCCCTTTCTAAACGAGGGTCTTTCTTACTTTTACGTTTTTTTTCGGCCACTTTTAGTCCTCTTGAATGATCTGTTCTTAGCCTTGGAAGTTACCTTCAGGTTGCTGGCCTTCTTGTTTTTGGGGTTGCCATCCTTGTGATGAACATCCTTTCCATCGCCTTTGGATACCTTACCCTTCTTCTTCATCGCAGCACGACTGGAATTACGAGCAGCACGATTCTCCTTTTGCTTCTCTTTTCCTTGGTAATTCTCATATTCCTTTTTATAGTTTCTTTTTTTCTTTGGCATTATTTACCAGCCTTTCTGTATTTGCGGGTTTTTTTGGCTATCTTCTTAGGTTGTTTGCTGACCTGCTTACCTTTTTTGGTGTCTTCTCGTTTTTTTCGAGTGGTTGCAGCGTATTCTTTAGAAGATAAAGACTTTATAGCGGCACTTGGCAAGTACCTTTCACCCGTCTTTGCTGATGGCTTACCACTTTTAGTACGCCATTTCTGCTTAGTCCAGTCTTTCAAAGATTTTTGAGATTTCTTAACAGCCATTACTTCTTGCCCTTGCCCTTTGCTTTTGTCTTGGCTCTTGCTGACAAGTCCTTCAAATGAAATAACTTTACACTTGTTTTAGTGTGCGATTTATTAGTATGAAGAGTACCATCTGCCATCTTGTGACTAGAACCTTTATGCTCTGTTCCATCTTTTTTGTAATGTTTAACGCCTTTCATTTGTAACCTCCACCTTTAGCTTTATATTGTTTAGCAAGCATCTGAGCTTTTCTAGCCGACCACTGGCCTGCTTTGCCGCCTTTTGTTCCTGCTTTAATTCGACTAAATAAACCCTTTCTCATTGTAGGCTTTGTATAATTCCCAGCCTCATTTACTTTAGATTTCGATTTCGTTTTCTTTTTAGGCATCTAATCCTCCTAATCAAACTGATTCACTGTAACAGTTTTGTTACAATTTGCGGTGCAGTCTAGAATTACCGTGTACGCCTTGGCGCTAACACCCGTTTGGGTAGCGTTTACGGTGTAATCTCCTTGCTCGATCCTAATATTTCCAACGTGAGCGCCATCCCCACTCTGCGTCAGGTTCACTGTCGAGTTATCGGCAGGATTATTACGGAACTCTATATCACCGTCTTTAGCACCACTCCCTGACTGCGTAATGGTGGCATCGTTGTTGTTACAGTTACCACAGGACTTGATGTAAGCATTGTGGTTGCCCGATCCTGACTGAGTTGCAGTCCATGCGCTGTCATCCCCGAAAGCGTAGAACTTAGAGTAATGATCGCCTGTCCCTGATTGAGAGATCGTATAAACATTGTCATTGCCTGACATAAAGATTTCACCCTGCATATCATCCCCCGTTTGGGTGATGGTCAACTCATTATCGTCTTCGTCAGCATCAATATAACCTACATTATTATCGCCAGTTTGTTCAATCGTATATTCATTTCCCGTGTGATTGGTGTATTGCGAGTATGCTTTAGCAAGATTGCCCTCACCGTTCTGGTCTATATCAATGGTAGCGCTGGAACAATTGTGCGTGGCATAGGTTCCATTGCTCAATCCGCACCACACCTGGGCCGTATTACCAGAGCCTATTTGGTCAATGTAGATGCTGGAGTTGCCTTTCAGGTCAATGTCTACAGAGTTGTCTGCCGCCCACAGAGGAAAACTAATTAGACTGATTAATATAAATCGCATTTTCTCCTCCTCCGTTAACGGTAATGTCCATTGCTTTTCCTGCGGTAAGGATCGCTATGTTGTACGCTCCATCCTTATCCAGCTCAAGGTCTACGGTGTTCTCAACACTTCTGAAAATGGTTAGAACCTCTCCATCAACAAAGGTGTAGATTTGATTCTGCGGATCGAAACCAGGAATAATCCCTTCAATCTGAACACCGGCTATTTGCTCTGCTTCTGCTTGTTCCGTGACGGATACCTCAATAATTTCCAGTAAGTCTGTTAGAAAATCTACATTCAGAAGGTCTATGTCGAGTCGGCCTATCTCATCTTGCAACTCGTCATTCTCTAACTCATTCTCGTCGAGTTCGGTTTCCTCTAACAAATCTACATCGAGAATGTTTGAGGTCGTGCCTGACTGCTCCTCCACCAGTTCAGTAATCTCATCTCTTGGACTAATAATCAACAAGTTATCAATGAATCCTAAAGTCAATCCTGTCAATACAACGGGCCGAGTTGGAGCTGACTCTGCTACCGTAGTCATCGTTGCCTGAAAAGGCTGATTTAGAACAACTGTGCTAGCAGCAGTTTCAACCGTGATCTCACCGCTGGCACTACCGTCTTCGTTGGGCAAGAGGATGATTAAACTACGGCCTATCTCATCGACAGTAGTGGTGAAGTCTGTGCCTCTAATAGCTATGGTGGCAGTTGGGGTACGGATAGAGATATTTTCTTTGTTGATTCTACCCAAAGCACCTGTCAGGAAACGAGCTGTACCGCTTGCCATGTTCAAGGCTAACCGAGATTTAGAGGGGTCTGGGTCAAAGACAAAATCATCAATGACTATCTTGCTGTGTTCCGTGAGCCTCAAAACAGAGTCATCCAAGAAAGATATCGCCATACGGCCATTGCCGGTACGCACATCATCGTAACTGGAAATGCCGAGCTCTAACTCAGCGGTCAGAGAATC